TGTGTCAGGTCAATACGAAAGCATAATTGTCTAATATGTCTCAAGATAAGAAAACCAGAAAGTCTAAAAAAACCCAAAATGCGAATATTTCTTCTACTCCTGTAATTAATGAAGTATCTGCATTAACTGTTCAACCAAGTAATTTTTTTGATATTTATAGTTGGATAGATTCTCCCACTGTACTTCCTAAATGCGAAGTTCTTGAGAAAACATACACTTATCCTAAAGCTAGTGTGTTTTTAGATACAAAACCACCTCAAGGCTATGTTATTATAAATCAAAATGAAGATACAGGTGGGATTTTTGTTCATCAATTTTCTGCATTTTCTTCATCTTCCTCATCTGATAATACGACTTCTAATGTAAGAACTTTAACTAAGAGATACGAATCTTGGAGTTACACGCCTAATATTGAACAAGAAGTTAAATCTGTCACGATTAAATTGAAGAAAACTGGCACGATTTCTAACTCAGCTAATGGATTAAAATTCTATATTTATTCTGATAGTGCTGGTAATCCAAATAGTATTATCTCAACTTCTACATCAACATATACATTTGCTACATTAACTGATACATTAGCAGATTATAAATTTGATATTGTATATACTTTATCTCAGTCCACAAAATATTGGTTTGTAATTGAAATAGAAGTATTTCCACCAACTTCTGATAATGCAAATATTTATATAGCTTCACAAGCAGATTCTAACAATAACTTTGCATATTCTTCTGATAACTTAACATGGCAGAAAAGTTCTGGTAGAGCATATTTTATTTTAGAGGGCGAGAATTCTTCTTCTTTATCTGATACTACAGTTGCTTATGATATGTTAGATAACCCCATAAGAATAGCTAATAATTTTGGAGGATCCGAGAATGAAAGTTCTTATGAAATTATTGGTTACGGTGGAGTTCAGTATCTTAATAAATCCTTTGATCCAATATCGGTATCAACTTTAGGTGTTGCTACATATCCATCTGTTGCATCTTTAATTATTGGTGCAACAGCATCTACATCTAAACAATATTCTATTGAAGTTAAATTAACTCCAGATTCAGATTGGTTATCTGTATATAGGACTATTGCTGACCCTTATTCTTATGAATTTTTAAAGTATACGTTTAAAGATCCCGTACAGCTATCAAACATAAGAATTTCATACAGGGGAGATTACTATGCAGGTTCAAATTTAGGAAAAATTACAATTTCAGGTTACGATGATATTTCAGGCGTTTCAGATTTTCAAGCCTCACATTATTCAGATTTTAGAGATGTAACAGATTTTCCATCTGCTGATCTTGAAGGTTGGGTTAGTTTTGAAGAGGGTATTTCAACATTTGATTGGCTTCTTTCAAATACACCTAGGATTTGGTCAGAAAAGGCAACCTCTGCTGATAGTCCATTTACAAAGTCTATTTCATTCGGTTCTAAAATTGTATCTGTAGCAAATAATAAAATTTATAATTATTCAAATAACTCCCTGTCTGTTGTATTGACTTTATCTGCTAATGTTGAAATTACAAGCCTGGTCAATCATAATGGAAAACTTTATGCTGGTACTAATAACGGTTTAGTTTATGAATCAGCATCTGGTACATCTTGGGCATATATTAATCCTCCGACATCTTCTTTAGACCCAACACCAATTTACACTCTTCCCATTACATCTTTAGCTTCGTATAGAGGGATGCTTTGGATTGGCACACGCTCCAATCAGACTTTAAAAGCTTCAGTATATTCATGGAGCGGAACTTCTATTGATAAGAGAAAAGAATTTAATGAATTAGAAGTATCAACTCTCACTTCTGCATACGCTAATCTATTTGTTGGAGCTAGTGGTAAAGATGGATTTGGTGATGCTACAGTTTATAAATTTGACAATAGAGATTGGTCTTTAGCATTACAATCCGACTATGATCAAATTGATGTACTTTACTTCTCTGTGGCTGCTAACTTAGTCTTTGCAGCTTTTAGAACAGGTGATATTTACTCATTGTCATTTGATACAACTAATAACCCAGTTTCTTGGAGTAGATTGTATGAAACTGATAATGGATATTTTTATGGAATTAATGATGATTTAACAGGCGGTTTTGTTTGGTTTACAGCTGATAAAGAAGCTATAGGCTATAAGTTATCTGATAAATCTTTTACTTCTGCTTCGTACCCAGATTCAAATAATAATGGAGTAGATATAACTTATAGATCTTCTACGATAGATTCTTATAAATTATTTGATAACTATACTCAAAAAATTTCTGCCTTTTCAAGCAATATTAACTTTACTGATTTTGATACAAATCCATTATCAGCAACATCTTATTATAATGTCACAATTGAAGGATACATTAAATCTGATCAAACTGATTCTTATGATTTTAGATTAGCTACAGATATAGGTGCTAGAGTTTATTTAGATGATACTTTAGTTGCAGATTCATGGACAAATAAAACTGTTGTGAGCAATACTGTATTTACCAAATCTTTAAAAAATACTCAGTTAACGAAAATTAAAATAATTGGTTTTGTAGATACTGTCACCACTCCTTCTCTTGAATTAGCATGGAAATTATCAAGTGGAAGTACATATGTAACAATTCCAAGTGCTAATTTATTCAGAAGAAACTCCGCATCAGATATTATTAGATTTTCAACTAATACTTATGCGTCTTTAAAAGATGGATTTATTTATGAGTTTGATTCTTCTTCAGTGACTGGATCTAGCAAAGAAGTTTATGTTAGATTAAAAGATGTTGCTGGAAATTATCATTCTTCTAACCCTAGTTTAGTAAATCTTAATAATAATCAATACGAAAAAAATCTATATATTTATGACAATATTAAATTAGGCAATCCAACAATTACTACTGGCACAACAACTATTTCTATCTCTCAAGGAAAGATTTATCAAGTTGGTACAGATAAAAATATTAAAGCTACATTTGTATCTAAAGATATTTCACCATTGTATGCTCCTGATAGAAAAATATCTGTATCAGGCTACTATGCAACAGAACCATTTTATATTTCAACATTAACAAGATGGGATGATTTAGTAGTATATACAACAACACCTGCGGGATTAGCAATTGATTCAGGTTTAGAATATGGCACAGAGATTAGAATTTATTTAAGAAGCTCTGATACAGAAAATGGCTTATTGTCTACAGACTGGGGAGATCCATATTCTTATGGAACAATAGGAAATAGCGCTAATGCTGGAGTACACATTGGTACATATGATATCTCTACTATCACAGGTAAATGGATGCAATTTAAAGCTGAATTAGTATCTTCTTCACCAAATTCAACTCCGATATTAAGAGGCGTAAGTTTCTCATATATAGCTGCTAATTCTTCATATTTCTTTACTAAATTATTTGATACTAGTGTTGAATCTTTATCAACAGTGTCTCCTGAATTTAGAAGAGGTCTTTTGACAAGTAATGAGATACCAAATGGTGGAAGAATAGTATATGGTTATACTAATAGCAGTGATGCTGTTGCTTCATTTGATTTCAATAGTTATACCATCATCGAACCAAATAAAGTCTTTGAAATTTCAGAACCAGCTTCAAAGATTAGGTTTGGAATTCTATTTGTATCTGTAGGCTTAACACCAGCGATTGTAAACGATTTTGCGGTACAACTTGACCTGGGTGAAGAAGACCTTAAATTCATGGATTAATAATGTCAAAACGAACCAGTATTTATAAATATCTCTATCTTGAATTAGGAGATAAATGGTATCCAGGTTACGATTATGAAAATATGCTCACTGCTGAAAACCAATTGCAGGGCTTATATAAATTCATTGGTACTGGTGTTATTGAAGGCTGGGAAGTTACTAAATTATCTGACTATGTTTTAGAGCAGAAATCATTAATAACTGCATGGCGTAATGATCCAGATTCTGAACTTGGGCAGAGATATTTAGCTTTAGGTTTAAGGCCAGATGTTCAAGTTAGATTAGCATCAACAGGAAATATTGTTAGTTTATCAGGCTTGCTTACTGTAGATAATATTACTTTGACTTCTGGCGATAAAGTTCTAGTCAAAAATCAATCCACTGCATCCCAGAATGGTATTTACACTGTATCTGCTGGTTCTTGGTCTAGATCAGATGAATTGAATTCACCTGTTGATTTTGTTTCAAATTTTATTGTTTTAGTGAGTGAGGGAAATGTATATTCTAACACTGTTTGGGTTATGTCTAATCCACCTTTATCTGGAGTGGTCATTGGTTCCACAAATATATACTTTGAAGATGCTTTTAAACAAGTAATAAGAGTTACTCCTGGATATGGAATTGTAGATTTATTTTCTGCAAGAACTTACGAAACTTCTTATATTAGACATCAATCTGAAAGTATTTATTACGTTTGGGCTGATAAAAGCTTATGTTTAAATTCTGAAGGTATTTGCGCTATAGTTTCTGTCGATAATGAATTTTACGATAGTATCTCAGAAGCCACATATCTTGCAGATGTTACATTTACAGCTGATCTAGTGTCTGGTATTGCTACCATTTATTCAATTGAATATGGTGATAGAAGAAATAATCTTAAGAACTTAGCATCTGCATTAGAAGACGCTTTAAGTAAAACATTCTACAGACATGTCCATTTAGGGAATTCTGATACACCTTCTAAGATTTTATTGTCAACTCAATTAATTTTAGATTGCTATGCGCCTACATCGTCTACTATTTTTGATATAAAGATTCAATCAGATTTACCATTAGCTGAAAGAAGTAATTTTATCTGGTCTTCAGCAAATTATGGATTACCAGAAGTTAGATTAAATAACATAAAGCTTGATGAAACTGAATATACTTTAAATCCATCTATTGGAAGAATTTATCTTAAAAATAGCCTAGAAACTGGAAACTTACTTCAATTAGTTTTACCATTGTCTTCTCAGAAGTATTTATTTCCAAATACTGACGAAACTTCATTATTTTCTGGTGTCATTAAGTTAACTGATGGAAGCACTCAGACAATAAATAATCAAACGACATATAAAACTTTTTCTTGGTCTGATCTTTATTACCACCCTGCTTCGGTTTACCTAAAAGATGTATTAATTGACCCTAAATTTTACACTATTAATTCAAACCAAGGGACAATAGTATTTTCATTAAATTTGCCATCTTACTCGACTTACACTTTATCTGATGTGTCTTTAGTTGTTGAATCTTTAGGTAGAGAAATTCAATCAAAATTATCTGGTAAAAGAGTTAAAGATATTAATGCAAGCAGTTTTTCAAGAGGCAAATTAAATAGTAAAAGAATTGCTAAACTTGATCATGTAGGCCAAAATAGATATAAAGAAGCTGCCTATACCAAACCAATCTTAAGATTATTTTCTGAAGGTAATAAGACTGTTTTTTATCCAGAAGTTACAAGTAATGATCTTCAGTATAATTCTAAGTTGTATTTCCTAGGGTCATCTAAGAATTTAACATCTAAAAGTAAATTAATTTCTACAAAAACTGGACTGTTGCAATCTTCTACATATCTTGACAATTCTTATTTATCATCATGGAATATAGATAATGGATATATTAAAGATGTTCAAGATGAAATTCTTCAAGCTGATAATTTCTCAAATTATTTTAAGAGAATTTATGTTTTGTCTTCTAATGGCAAACTTTATAGATCATCTAATAATGGTATAGGTTGGTCTGTTATTAAATCCCCTATCGAAGGCAATAATACAGTACCAGTAATAATCAGTTCATTTTATGTTTCTAGCCAATGGGAAGAAGTTGAACAAGGCATTCTTCTTGTTAAAAAATGGTATACAAACATTGTAATTGGTACTAATTTCGGTGCTTACTATGTTAGAATTTTAGAAGGACAAACTGAGCAGGACTGGGTTTGGACCAAAATTACCAGAATTAAAGATACAAATGGATCTCCGTCAACATTTTCAAGCGTAAATTCTGTTTTAGATATGACTCTCATGTCTACAACTACAGATCCTGAAACTAAAATTACAACTAAATCATTTTCGAATGTACTTTTTATAGGTGCAAATAATGGATTCTATATTGGAAATTATGGAGAGGTTCAGAAATATTCATCCGATGTAGTCAAAAATATTTATTGGATTCAAGATGGCGCAGCAAATCAGAATTTAAATAATATAATCTGGGCTACTGATACTACTGCATGGATAACTCAATCAGCATATTTTGAAGCCACTGATACTTCTACGAATTGGTATCAACCTCTTGCCACCAATACCCCATCGTATTCTGATTGTTTAGTTTCAACTGTTGGAAATGTTAATTTAACTTCTGGATCAACTCCTCAGATTGTTGATGGAGTTACATTGGCAAATAATAATAGAATTCTAGTTAAAAATCAAACAAATCCAATCGAAAATGGAATTTATGTATGTACCAATGCATCTTCGAGAATTTGGGCAAGATCTGCTGATACATTTACATCATCTAAAAAAGTTGCAATTCTTTCTGGTACAGTTAATGCATCAAGTGAATGGGTATCAGAAAAATCATCTGTAGGTAATTTTGGCACACAACCTAACTATTGGAAGATTTTTAAATTCAAGGTTTTTGAAAATTTATCCTCAGTAATTAAAGATATCGATAAAAGAGCTGGTTATTCTCAATATTACATAGCTCATAATTCTGGTATATCTAAAATTACTGAAACTTTTGACTATTTAGCTCCAACTCGTTTAAATTTAAATTGGTATTCTTATAATGGAACTGTAGAGTGCATTGATATTTTAAGTCAATCTGGCAGTTCTTATGAATTGATTTATGTTGGATCAGATAGAGGATTGTTTGTCTCTACTCAATCTCTTTGGGATAATACTTTAAGTTATGATAATTGGAAGAGACCATATAGTCAATTCTTTTCCACTGATCAATTATCTATTTATAATGCTTACACTTTAGAAGAAATTACATCTGGGTATACCGTTAATGCTTCTAATCAATCTATAACATTTGATACTAATAGAAATCTCTGGGATGCTTTTGTATATGAAAGAGAATATGTAGATTTTTATGTAGATTCTTGGACAGGTAATGGATCTTCTGTAGTTATTTATTATAAGGATAAGCCATCTATTTATCCTTACGTTTTAGATCCAACTTTAGGTAAAATTTCTTTCTTATCTTCATTGTCAAAAGCTGATAAAAATTCTATTAAGATTACAATTTCAAGACCTGGAGCATATATATCTAATGTAGGAACTAATCCTCATTCAGAACAAATTAGAGCTTTTGTAATTGATGAAAATCCAGTAGCTAAACTTTCTAAAGATTTTAACCCAGAAGATTTAAATATATATCTTGATAAACCTACAGCTCTTAATAGTTCAAATACATTAATCGAAATTAGATTATCTTCAACTATTAAAGAAATTTTCACAATTAGTGTTGACCCTGAATCTTATGAAGTTACAATTCCTTATGCCAGGTCATCAAGTACTATTTATTTTACTGGTGCTACTGTTCATGTAATTTCAACAAAGAATGTATTAGGAATTGAAGATTTTATTACATTAAATCAAAATAAACAGACATATCATTTGAGCTCTGTTGATAATGCAAATACTCTTCAGTTATCATTAAATATTCAAACTACATTAGGTGATATATTTAAGAATTTTGCAGAGAGTCCAACATTAGGAGAAGATGAAAGAGGCTTAGTTAAAACTTTATTAGCAAGTTCTTTAAACCCTAATATTTATGATACAAGAGCTTCAGATTCTAGTGTTTATTCTGGAAATGAACCTAGTCTTTCTGAAAAAACATATAATCCAAAAGTAATTTACTCAATCTATAATCCATCAAAATCCGGTTCTAATATGAAAATTGGAACCGATGCTGGAGTTTGGAACTATGATGGAACTAAATGGGCTTTAGATTCTAATTTAAATGGTGCTTCTAGATCTTATTATCTTAAAAGTGTAGGCTCAACTTTAAAACTAGGCGCTGATAATGGACTTTGGAATAAAAATACTCTTTGGTCTCAATCTAGCTTATATACTCAGGCTCAATTCTCATATGTTTCAGGTTCATGGTTTGGAGGGACATTCGAGGCATTTGGTAAAGAAGATGGACTTGCCTTTATTAATGTTCCAAGCAACTCTACTACATTTACATCAGACCATTATGATTTAGTAGATAATAAAAATGTTTATGGATTATATAAAGATCAGTTCATTAGAATGTCAACTGATTCTCAAGGCAATAATGTTCAAACAAAAGTAGATGCTCTATATATTTGTGCAGAAGATGGCTTATATGGAGTAACAAGTGGTAGCAGAGGAACAGCATATTCTTCGCTTTTAGATGGCAGAGAAATGTTTGGAGGATCTTTATCTGTTAAATTTTATGATATTTTTAGACCATTAGCAACACCTCCTTCTACAAATGCACCTGTTCCAATGTTTATTCTTACATCTAATGGACTTTTGAAGGTTAGAAACTGGAGATGGTGTGATCCTACAGAAAATGAATTAACTTTTGAAACAGAAAGTACATTCTTATCTGGATTAAGCTGCAACTGTTACACTTTATATACATCTGCTGGCACTCCTGGTAAAAGTAAAATATTCATCGGAACAAATGATGGTGTTTATAGATCTTTGAATGAGGGAAGTTCTTTTGAGAAATGTGAGAGAATTTTAGGTGGAAGAGTAAGCGTATATTCTTTAGTAAACTTCTCTTCAACATATACTGAAAATTCTGTAAGCGTAACAAAACAAGTAATTTTAGCAGGAACAGAATATGGCTTATGGTACTCAACAGATGACGGAGATACTTGGTATTTATCTGGTAATCCAAATGAGTTTAATGCTTATCCAGTAGAATTTTCTTCGACAATTAGTAATTCATATTCATTCAATGCTGGATATCTTGCACAAACATTTAAGCCTATTTCTGGACAAACTCAAGTATTTAAAATTTCTGGATATTTTGAATTACAAGATCTTAAAACAAATCCATTATATGAAGCATCTTTAAATAATACAATCACAGCTGCTATTTATTTAACTGATGGAAATGGAATTCCAACCACTCCAATAGCTTTATCAAATAACACAACAATCAGTAATTTAATCTCTAACGGATTTTATAATACATCGAACTCTATTGGCTCTATTATTTCACAAGGATTCACAGGCAATTCTGGATTCATCTTATCTGGTTTTTCAAGTAATTCTATTAGTAGCGATTTACTTCTTGCGAGAGATATTAAATACTCAGGATTCTATAGTATTAATTTACCTGTGACTTTACCTAATTCAACTTCAACATATGCTTTAGTGCTGCAAGAAAATAATGTTGGTGGATTGTCAATAGTTAGATGGAAGAAATCATCTGCATCTAATCCTTATACTTTTGGAAAATCGTATTCAAGCAATAATGGAACTTCGTGGACAGCTTTAAATTCTAGTGATGATTTCTATTTCAAAGTTAATTTCGCAGGGACAAATCAATATTCTGAAACTATTGAAATTGTTGGAAGAAATAATTCATTAAATACAAACAACTGGCTTCTTGGAGATAACTTAGGATTAATTGTTAATGATAGCGGATATCTAACAACCGATTTAAAATTTGCAATGTCTATGGTTATTGATGATTCATACTCTATCCTTAATGCATTTGGAACATCATCTTTTGAGGCTGAAATTAATGGATTTATTGATAGAATTTACGATAGAACAGATTCAGTAATAATCTCAACTTTATTCCCAAAAACATATGCATCTCAGTATATTTTTAACAATAAAACTTCAGATAGAACAAATGGTTTTATCAATAATAGGACACAACTAAAATCTAATATATCAGCCCTGAGACAAAATGGAATAAATAGCGTCCTTTTAGAATCAATCAATGCTTCTATTACATCTATGAATCCAGAAGCTATTGTTGAGACTATTTTAAAAGTTGATGATGAGACAAATAATCAGTTAAGAGTTCAAGCTATTGTAGATTATTTAAATTCTGTAAGCTCTCTTGGATTATCAGAATTAAAGTCTTGGTATGCTCAAACAGATTATCAAGAAAATTTAATACCAAAAACAGCTTTAAATGTTAATCCTATTACATTGTCTTTAAATGGAATAGATACTTTTACATGGTCTACAGCAACATATCCATATATTGAAGTTAGTGTAAATGATATAATTCAATCATCTGGATATAGCATAAATCCTTCTTCAGGCCAAATTACATTTTCTACCCCTCTTCTCCTAACTGATATATTAAAAGTCACCTTAAGAGCAGATTGGGATGGACAAGCAAATTCTATAAAATCTTCAGATAATATTAGAACTTATTTTGTAAACAAATGGGCTAATTCTTACATCCCATTCTCTACTATTTTTGCAGATGGTAAGAATATTTCTGAATATACTGCTGATGAAATTGTAACAACTGCTGAATCTTCTTGGAATGATCTTGGTGTAGATGTTTACAGTTTCTTACTTGGCAAATCAAATGTAAACAAAGATCTTCATACAATAGGCACATCTAGAGGAAAGATTATTCATATCTCTACAGATGCTAATGCCCAAGATTTTGACACAACTTTTGATTCTTTCTTACATGGTGGAGTTAATAATCTTTTTAAAGCATCATGGTCACGAAAGTTTGATTATGATAATTTAACATATGTATCAAAAGTCTATAGCGCATTTACTGCTCCTCTCTCAACAGTTAATAGCTCCTGTGTCGTTCAATATAGATATTCAAGCGATAGAAGAAATTATAGCTCCTGGATTACTATAACTAATAATGTTGATAGCTTGATAAATAGAGAGATTTTAGCAATAGAATATAGAGTTATACTTACAGATGGATGGAATGGTTCAGCACCAGTTAAGCCATATATTACTGAGCTTTATCATGTAATTATCAATCCTTCTACAAGCTATATTTTCACATATCCACAATCTATTAATGGATCTTTATTTGAATATATTTTATCACCTAAGAGCTCGATACCAGAAACTGCTAAATTATCTTGGGGTATTTCTAGAGGAGATTCTTTAGATTGGGCTGATTATTCTCCTGTTATATCAAGAAGAAATGGTGTTTTACCCAATAGACAAGAATCAATCTTATTTACAGATGAAATTTCAAAAACTGGATTATCAACAAAAACCTCAGATTATTTTATTTATCAAGTATATGAAGAAAATGGTTCAAAAGCTAAATGGGCCACTACTGATATTGTAACTGTTAGATTAGATGGAATTGCTACCTCTAATAGTGATGGTTACTATTCTCTTGATAATGTAAATGGATTAATCTACTTCAGTACTGAAAAACCATCTACGGTTGTTGTAACTATTGATATTACGACTCCATCTGCAGTTTATAAATTAAATGGTGAATTAACAACGACAATAGATAACAGAACATATTATTTAAGTAATGGTAGATATCCTATCGATTCAACTATAATTGTTCTTAAAAATAGTTCTATTGTTCGTGGCGGTTATTTTGAGAACAGAGAATCAGGCACGATTACTTTCACCCAGGAGCAAAATGATACAGATAAAATTACAGTGTATGTCGCTCCATCAGAAAAGTTTAGAGTGGGAATTCAAATTAAAAACTACACTAATGTTTCCTTGGGCTTGATACAGTTTGGATTAACATACACAACTATTGCTAATTCAGATCTTGAGAATTCTTTTGTAAATTCACCAAGCCCAACAATTTATCCGGGAACATTGCAGTTATTACCATCTATTCCCAACATTAGTGAAAGACTTTACATAGAATATAAATATGTTTCAGTTGACAATAACAAAGAACTAGACACACAAACAGAATGGTATAGATCTAGATCAAATGGCGCATATTTAAGAGTTAATACATCTAATTCCATGCCAAATTATGATAATAGAACTGTTCAGAAATTAAGTGATTTAAATTCATTATTTATTTCAACAGATAAGATTAAAGTTATCGTTAAACCATCGGATGGCATTACAACTGGTATTTCTTACGAATCTAATATTGCTACATTATTGGGTACTAAGAGACCATTTGTTTATGATGTGAGTATCGCTTGTGCTAATAAAACTACTGTTAGTAATGTTAATTATGTTACAGAAGGTACAGAACTAAAAGCAAGATTTATTTTTAATGATGGCGAAGTTGGAAGTTCTAATATTATTTATGAAGGCCAAGAAACTTCTAGTAGTATCTCTTGGTTCTATAATGATGAACTTCAACCAATTGCAACTAAAGCAATTCTTCCATCAAATCTAGTAGTCAAAGGTAAAACAATTTCATTTATTGTTAAACCTTATGATGGTTCTATGTATGGAGACCCTGTAAGATCTGAAGATATTACAGTTTCTTAAAAGTTATTTGGGTAATGTTTCAAGAATAAATAATTAGTAAACAATTGGAGACTAAAAATGGATAAAGAAATTCAGTTTATTCCAGATATTGAGATGCAGCCCATCCATGTGATGCAAACGCTAAGTCAAACTACTGACTGGGGTTTGATGCAATCTAATATTCCTGGTGCTTGGGCTTACACTGAGGGTGAAGGAATTACGATAGCTGTCCTTGATACTGGTGTGTGGGATCACTCCGATTTAAGAGATAATCTTCTTCCAGCTCTAAACTTTTCTGGTGAATCAGAT